TTACTAGCTTAGGCAGTGCGCAGGTAGATTTACAGACTTTATCTAATTCAGGTAAGTTAACTGAAAAAGACGCTATTCAAGCTGCATTAACTAAGAAGCAAATAGACGAAACTATGAAAGAGATTAAAGATCTCTTCACTATCAGTGGCAACGGGGCCTTGTACGCTGACGCTATGCAAGAACTAGCAAATGCTAGAAAAAGAAGACTCGATGAAGTAAAGCGCAAACAAAAAGAGCGCAAAGAACTAATCGATATGATTAAGCTAGGCACTATAGCTATAGGGGTATGTATTTTTCTAGTACCTCTGATAATAGGCTTTATCATTAACTTAGTTAAGGGGTAATCTATGAGAACTGATCTTCAAGAATTTGAACTTAGACAGCAAGCTGAAAGGATAGAACAGCAACGCAAAGACATCATGAAGTTATTGGGTAGCGACTCCCCTAACGAGTGTTGTGGTTGTTGCGACCCTTGCGAGTGTGATCCCTGTGAGTGTGAATGAAGCAGTTACAGAAAGACTCAATATACGCACAATTTGACTTAGATGGGGACGGAACTGTGTCCGACGAAGAAATAAAAAGAGCCCAAGATATGCTAGAGATAGAATTGAGGGAAGAGAAGTCAGAAGCCCAAAAACGAATGGCCTGGGTAGCAATGTTATCTATGATTGGATTCAGCGCACTTTTATTCAGCACAGCAGTAACAGAATCAAGAGTAGCAGCCCTAGCAGACTTGCTAGGATTATTTTACATAGCGCAGGCCGGTGTAGTGGGCGCATATATGGGAGTATCCGCATGGATGAGCAGAAAGTAGTTTCTTTAAAAGAAAAGTTTATTTACGTCAAAGATGGTGATCAGTATGGTAAGCGAGATGCTTGGTATATTATGAAGCCAGAGGGCGAAGGAACACTAAAACGATATAAAGGCGACTGCGAAGATTTTGCACTAACTACTTTGTATCAGTATTGCGACGAAAGCTTACTTAAGTTTTGGTGGATGCTCGTAAGTTATAAAGCACAGATTACTTACTGCTATGTTAAAGAGCCTCATAGAGGACACGCAGTTTTAAGGATCGAAGACGATTGGACAGACAACATATTTGGCAGAGTAGTTACTCAAGCAGATATGATTGATTATGGATACGTTTTCGATACAAGATATTTTAATCCCTTAACAGTAGCTATAAAACTACTAAAAGGGAAATGGTGGAAGTACAAAGCATGATAGAAGTCAGCAGGCAAGATATAATCCCAGATTATCTTCTTGACTTTCCAGCACACGATAAGTTCCTCAAGCTCCCAGTAGAGCCCTATATGGATTTACTGGGTATTGAGGCACTCCCCTCCCAAGTAGCTATTATAAATGCAATCAACTCTCCTAAGTACAGATTCGTCTGTGCTGCAGTTTCACGACGTCAGGGAAAAACTTATATAGCGAATATTATTGGGCAACTGGTATCTCTTGTTCCTGGTTCCAATATTCTTATTATGTCCCCCAACTATGCCCTATCTCAAATTTCTTTTGATCTACAGCGAACGTTAATCAAACACTTCGATCTGGAAGTTACCAAAGATAACGCAAAAGATAAGGTTATAGAAATATCTAACGGCTCTACAATCCGGATGGGATCAGTAAACCAAGTTGACTCTTGTGTTGGTAGATCCTACGATTTAATTATTTTTGACGAAGCGGCACTAGCTGATGGTAAAGATGCTTTCAACGTAGCACTACGCCCCACGCTAGATAAAGACAATTCAAAAGCTATCTTTATCTCCACACCCCGGGGTCGCAACAACTGGTTTGCAGAGTTTTTTGATAGAGGCTTTGATGACCAGTTTTCAGAGTGGGTATCTATAAAAGCTACTTATAGGTCTAATCCTCGTATGTCAGAGAGCGATATCTCAGAAGCTAGAAAGAGTATGTCTGAGGCAGAATTCCGACAAGAGTATGAGGCTGACTTCAATACCTTTGAAGGTCAGGTATGGAGCTTTGATTTCGAGAAGTGCACGGGGGACTTTCAGCAAATGGAGACTAAACGTCTTGATATATTTGCAGGCCTTGACGTAGGCTATAGAGATCCGACAGCATTTTGTGTAATTGGCTATGACTGGGATGAAGAGAAGTTCTACTTACTAGATGAGTACTTAGATGCTGAAAAAACAACAGAGCAACACGCTGGTGAAATACAAAGACTTATTGATAAGTGGGATATAGACTATATCTTTATTGACTCCGCAGCTCAACAGACACGATTCGACTTTGCACAAAATTATGATATTAGCACTATTAACGCAAAGAAGTCAATACTAGATGGTATTGCGAGAGTAGAGGGAATAGTTGATAATGACAGATTATTTATTGACCAGACTTGCACAGAAACTTTAGCAGCACTTGACCAGTACCAGTGGGATCCTAACCCGAATCTACTTAAAGAAAAACCAAAACATAACAGAGCCTCGCACATGGCAGACGCGCTAAGGTACGCCCTTTACTCGTTTGAAACATCAAACAGTGGCTTCTAACGACACCATCCAAAAATAATATTTGACATGGTACCTTAAACTCGATATAATTCTGGTATTAGAAAATGGATTTAAAAAGAGACATCGTAAAATACATAAGAGACAAAGCAAAGAACAAGTATGAAAAAGGCAGTGAATGCCGAATATGTGGAGAGAAAGTTAAACTAGACTTCCACCACTTTTATACGTTAGCTCCTCTTATACACGATTACGTAGCAAAGAACAAATTAGACCCTAAGAATGTGCTTTCTTTTAGAGAAGACTTCATAGCAGAGCATCAAGCAGAGTTATACGAACATACGGTAACTTTGTGTAATGCTCACCACTTACAGTTACATTCCATTTATGGGAGAAACCCTAGCTTAGGCACTGCAAACAAGCAGAAAAATTGGGTAGAGATTCAAAGAGAAAAGCATGGCATGGTATAGTAACATTTTTGGTAATAAGGCTGAAGAAGCCGATATGGAAAAATTGAATCCTATACAGCAATACTTTGGTAACGATAAAGAGGGTTCTAGAGAGTATACTCAGAATTACGAGCAGTTCTATGAAACGCTAGAGATTGTTAATCGCGGCGTTAATATGATTGTAGATGACGTAGCAGAGATTCCAGTAGTTGTTCAGCCTAATCAAACAAATGGCGTTCAAAAAGGAATGAGACGATCTACCGTAAATAAGCTACTTAATAAAGAGCCTAACTTATTTCAAGATGTCAGCTCTTTTAAAAGAAACCTAATTACCGACTATTTACTAGACGGAAACATTTTTATATACTACGATGGTGCTCATTTGTATCATCTACCTGCAGATAGCGTAACAATACACGCAGACCCAAAAACATTTATAGAGAAGTACACATATAACGATGTAGACTACGGCCCGGACGAAATCATACATGTTAAGGAAAACTCCTTTTACTCTATCTTCCGAGGAACTTCAAGACTGAAGCCCGCTGTACGAACAATGGCCCTTACTGCTTCAATGAGAAAGTTTCAAGATAACTTCTTTAAGAACGGAGCAGTACCAGGACTAGTACTAAAAAGCCCAAATACATTAAGTGAAAAGATTAAAGAACGAATGATTCAATCATGGAGCATTCGATATCGTCCGGACGCAGGTGGTAGGCGCCCTCTGATTCTTGACGGTGGTATAGAGATTGATAGCATTTCTAACGTAAACTTTAAAGAGTTAGACTTCCAATCTTCTATTACAGAAAACGAAACAATTATATTAAAAGCATTGGGTATCCCGCCTATCTTATTAGACTCAGGAAACAATGCAAACATTCGTCCTAATATGAGAATGTATTATCTTGAAACAATCTTACCAATAGTAAGAAAGATAAACTACGCTTACAGCCGCTTCTTCGGATACGAAATAAAAGAAGAAGTCATAGATATCCCAGCTCTACAACCAGAGCTTAGAGATCAGTCACAGTACTATAGTTCATTAGTAAATGGTGGTATTATTACTATCAATGAAGCCAGAACTAGATTAGGCTTTGAAGCTTTAGATGGACAAGACGATGTTAGAGTTCCTGCCAATATAGCAGGAAGTGCAGCCAACCCAGATGAGGGTGGTAGACCAACTGAAGGTGATGAAGATGGCAGTGACTAGAAATAGAAAACACAGATTAGTACATGAATTAGGAATGTACTTTGCTGAGAAAGGATATGTTGTTTCTTTAAATGAGTATAAGAGAGCCCTTGATAGACCGGCTTTCCTATCTCCTAAAGAGATAGTAAAAGTGATGGGAACGTATACCGGAGCAGTAGACTGGATTGAAAAATACGAACCGGAACTATGGGAACTTATTCACAAAAAAGAGGATAAAGATCCTCTAACGGAATTAGCCCAAGCAAAAACGGGGAAAAAGAATGGATAAAATTTTTAACCTAACCTCAACTTTCAAAACCCATGCGGTAGATGACGGGTCAGTAATGATTCGCGGTATGGCAAGTACAGCAGATTTCGATCGTGCTGGCGACTCTATCTCAGCTCAGGCTTGGGAAAAGGGTGGTTTAAAGAATTTCGAAAAGAACCCTATTATTCTTTTCAATCATGATTACGATCGTCCTATCGGTCGTGCTACAGGCCTTAAAGTAACAGAGAATGGCCTGGAGTTAGAAGCAAGGATTAGCAAGTCAGCACCCGCTAATGTTTGCGAATTAGTAAAAGAAGGTATCCTTGGAGCATTTTCTGTTGGTTTCCGAGTCAAGGATGCTGATTTCATAAAGGAAACTGACGGATTAATGATAAAGGACGCAGAATTATTTGAGGTATCGGTTGTTTCCGTACCTTGTAATCAGGAAGCTACTTTCTCGCTAGCGAAATCTTTTGACTCTATGGACGAGTATGAAGAATTCAAAAAAACTTTCACAAATCGTGTAGATCTAGCCGGTCAGACTCTGGCTAAAGACGAAGTTAATACTTCTAGCGTAGCTAGTGATACACCGGACGGAACCGAAAAGGTTCAAAAGGAGATACAAATGTCTGAAGTTAATACTCCAGAAATCGACTTAGCCGCATTTGCAAAGCAAGTAGCAGAAGAAACTGCTACCAAGATTGCTATGAAGCAAGCCGAACAAAAAGCCGCGGATGAAGCCGCAGCACAAGAAATCGTTGAGAAGGAAGCAGCAGACGCTGAAGCTAAAGCTCAACAAGAAGAAACAGTTAAAACTGCTGTAGTATCTGGTGTACAATCAGGTGCCGAGCGTTTAATGGCTGACATGCAAGCAGACTTCGCGTCTAAAGGTGTTGAAACTGCTGAAGTACTAGAAAAGTACAAGTCTGCGTTGATGGAAAAATCAGCCGAGCTTGAAGCTATGCGTACTAGCAAGCGTGACTTCTCTGGCCGCACAAACGGCGTAGATGCTAAAGCAATGGGTGGCGACTTATTGTCTGCTCACATTCTTGGTAAGATTACTGGCAAAGGTTGGGATACTAACTTTGGTCGTGAAACTCTAGAAAAAGCTGGCGTAACATATACTGGTACTGCTGGTGATGGTTCTGCTGTTGGTGTTGACGTAATCGTATCAAACCAGTTTGAAGAAGAAGTTCGTCAGGCAATGAAGGTTGCACCTTTGTTCCGCGAAATTCAAGTTTCAAGTGGTGCTACTGTACTACCAATCGCTCCTGATACCGAAGCTGCTAACTTTAGTGCTGGCGGTGCTGATACAGCTGCGAACAACTTGGAAGAAGCAGGCGCATCTGATAACAACTATAATGTTAATCAGGTAATCTTGCAAGCACACAGATTGATTTCAAGCACGTTTATTCCTGCTGATACTGACGAGCAAATCGTTATTTCAATCCTACCTATGCTTACCTCAGCTCTAGCACGTGCTCACGCAATCGCTATTGACTCAGCTCTACTAGTTGGTGCTGGTGCAGGTAACATCTCTAAAGGTCTAGTAGGTGTGAATGGTTCTGACAATGCAAATGGTTACGGTGCAGCTTCTGCTCTTACCGCACTAGATGCTTCAGCAACTGGTGTTGTAACTCCTGCTAACCTTCTTGCAATGCGTAAGGAAATGGGTAAGTACGGTCTAGAAGCTAGCCGTGTAGCTTACATCGTTCCTACTGATGCATACTTCAACTTGATTGATGCTTCAGGATTTACCGATGTAACAGAAGTTGGTAGTGATTTGGCTACTAAGCTTTCTGGTATGGTTGGTACGGTCTTCGGATCACCTGTAATTGCTACAGATCGTTTGGTTAGCAACTTGGCTAACGCTGGTGCAGCTACTACTACTGCAGCTCTTGCTGTAAACATGGATAACTATGTGATTCCACGTTTGCGCGGTGTTAACGTAGAAACTGACTACATCGTCAAAGAGCAGCGTACCGTATTGGTCGCAACTCAGTCTCTTGGCTTTAACGAGTTGGTTGCTGGCGCGGGTGCTAATAAGCCTGCAGTTCGTTTCCCTTTCCAATAGGCTAAGGGTTGCTTTAATCTGGGAGATACTCTCTTCCAGATTATTAACCTGGGGGAGTTTATTCTCCCCCAAGTTTTTACTAATATACTTATGGCAAATTTAATAACATTAGAAGAATATAAAGAAGCAGAAGGCATTGGAAGTCCCAAAGAGGACTTGCGTATCAGTGCTTTAGTTCCGGCTGTAAGTCAATTAGTAAAAACTTATTGTGGTAATACATTCGTAGATTTCTACTCTACGAATAAAGAAGAATCATTTAACATAACGTGGGGAACCAATATAGTTCAGCTAACAGAAAGCCCCGTAAATTCAATTGTTTCAGTTCAGGAGAGAGATTCTTATGGAACAGATTATACGACTCTTACTACTACGGCGTTCGACTATTTTCTCGATGAAAGTACCGACAGTATTTCTAGAACTAATTCTAGCGGTGGTGCTGTTAACTGGCCTCGTGGTCCTGGGTCCGTAAAAGTAGTTTATAGGGCAGGCTACGCCTCGGTACCAGAAGATCTAAAGTTAGCAATAATTGACTTAATTACTTACTACTTAAAAGACGAGCACAAAGAGCGAAGAACTCTTGGTGCAGCTAGCATTCAGAACCAGAGCTCTACGAGCCAACGTAATAATGTAGCTTTTCCAGACCACATTAAGCGAGTGTTAGACTTGTACAAAAACTACTAATGAGTAAAGCACTTGTAGACAAGCTTATAAAGGATTTTTTAACTGATCCTAAATACAAGCGACGATGGGATACAGTACTTAGAAGCCAGATGGGTGGACAAGCCCACATTACTACAATAACAGAAGCTGACCTGGTTACTCTATACAGAGATAATACTATAGCTGCTATCTACGGGGAGAAGTCTTTTAAAGAGGCAGAAGTTGCTGCAAACAGAGTAAAAGGTATTGAGAAAGCTGCAGTTATGGCTGCTTCTCACGTTTACTCTAACTTTGAAACTTACTATGCAAGAACTCGTGGTAAAAGGAAAGGATCTGTAGTTAGAGAGGGCAATAAAATTATAGTACGACAGCCTGGCGGCTTACACTCTTCTATACAAAGAATAATATGGCAGCAAGGTTGGAAGCAGTTAAAGAATACTCCAGAACTATCAGCCCAGAGTAGAAAAAGAATAGGTTCAGCAGAGGGTATGAAAGTTTTTAGAAGAAGAACTCAAAATCTTCACGAAGAAAAAACAACTGTAGGATCTTTTACGCTATCCAAGTTGTATGAACGCGTAATGTCAAATACTATAAACAGTGACTTTACAGTAGCTCAGACAACGGTTATAGCTAACACTATTGGGGAGTATTTTGGAGCTGTAACAGCAGTGTGGCAAAAGGAGCAAATGGTAGGACAGTATAGTGTTTCTGATACTTTAGAGATACCTTTAACAATTGGCCCTCAAAGTAGTAACCCTGCAGGTTCAGAAGCATATGACTGGAAGCAGATAAGAGGTAAATTGGAACAAGCACTTTTTGAGCATGCCATGCAGGGAAAATTTGGAGAACAGTATGCTAATACTGGGGGCAGTAAACCTTTAACAGAGAAAGTAACGGATAGAGCCTTACATATAGTTGTAGAAGAAATTGAGAAGTCTTTAAAAGGCAAAAAATCTATTAAGTTTAGTAAAACTACTTTGCCAAAAGAAGAAAAGGGAAAGACGAAATACTCAGGAAAACAGTCTGACAATAAAAAGCCAAAGAAAGCTAAACGTTCGAAGATTAAAAGAAACAAGTACAGTGTTACTACGAGTAAGACTCAAAAGACAGCAATGTCACCGATAGCTTTAGCAGCATTAATAAATGCTAAACTACCAGACGAGGTTGCGTCTAAGATGGGGCCTCCTAGACTACAAAATCAGTCAGGACGATTTGCTTCATCCGCAAGAGTTACTGATGTATCAACTACAACACAAGGATTTCCCAGCATAGGGTATACGTATCAAAAAGACCCCTATCAAGTATATGAAGTAGGCAGTGGCACAAGATATAGTGATCCTCAGAGAGACCCCAGGCCTCTAATAGACGCCTCTATACGCAATATCGCTGCACAATTTTTAACAGGAAGACTATATACTAGGAGAGTATAATGACAAGAACTTACACTTCTAGAAGAGCAAATATAGTAGAAGCTATATCAGAGAAGCTAAAAGAAATAAATGGGTCTGGGGCATATTTATCTGATGTAGAGAATAATGTTCACCCCTTTCTACGATTCTGGGATGAAGTACAAGAGTTCCCAGCAATACATTTAAATGCAGGAAGTGAAACTAGAGAGTATCAAGGCGGAGGGTATAAAGACAGGTTTTTATCTGTTACTGTTCGTTGCTATGTTAATGAAGAAGATGCGCAGTCAGCACTGAATGCATTGATGGAAGATGTAGAGACAGTTCTAGAAGAGAGCTCTCAGATACAGTACTCGGATAGAATGAATAACATATTTAATGTTCAACAGATCACTATAATCAGTATTGATACTGATGAAGGTGTACTTGAGCCTTTAGGAGTCGGAGAGATTCTTATAGAGGTTCGTTATTAGAAAATACTGGCACGAACAAATGTTCACGTCCAAGTCTTTTCAAGTTTCATAGGAGATAACTATGGCACAACAACTATATTTTAGCCGCGACTCGAAGATGTTTATTGAGTTTGATGGCGTTGTATGGGAAGTTCCCGTACTAGATGGATTTAGTTTCTCGCAAGCTACAAACAGTACAGAGATTACTCTGAACGAGATGGAGTCTACAGGTGGAGTCAGCCGTCGTGGTAGGAGAGCTTTTAACGACTCTTTGGCACCAGGCGAATGGTCTTTTTCAACATATGTACGACCATTTAAATCAAGCACGACAGGCACAGGAAAAGCAGATTCTGCAGCTGAAGTTCACGCAGTAGAAGAAGTTCTTTGGGCTTTATTTGCTGGTGCAAAAAATTATGATGCTACCGCTTTCGATTACGATACAGGCGGCACTAATGTAATTACACCCGGTACCGCTTCTAGTACAATTAATTTAGGATCTTCTAACTCATCCACATTAGGCACAGCTAACGTGTACTTTGTACTTGGTTCTGATAATCGTAAAGTGATGAAGTTGAAAGATGTTACTGTTAATGAAGCAAGCGTTGATTTTGATATTGACGGTATTGCTACTATTAACTGGTCTGGAAGTGCTTCAGAAGTACTAGACTTTACTGGAAGTACTCATGAGGATAACACCGCCCCTGTACACAGCGACACCACTCAAGATGGCGGAACTATTGCAATAGGTGATGTATGGTTAGACGCTAATGATTCTTATCGTTTATATGTTCTTACAAATGTAACTGATGGAGCGGAAGCAAGAACTGCCTATAGAGACGAAGCGGTTCTAGCTACTAATAACTTTATTCGTAATCGTCTAACAGTATTAAGTGTTACCCCTACTACTAGAGACCCAGACTCCGACGGAGCCAACGAGCTAGAAACCAACTACAGCTTGACTCTTACAGGCGGTAACGTGACTTTTACTAATAATATCAGTTATATTACTCCAGAAGAATTAGGTATTGTAAACGTGCCAATCGGTCACGTCACAGGCACTCGTTCTGTATCAGGTTCTTTTACTTGTTACTTAACGGAAGATACTTCAGCTACTAATGCTTCTGCGGACTTCTTTGATGATTTACGTGGTATCACAAACGTAGTAACTAACTCTTTTGCTTTAGTATTTAAGATTGGTGGTGCTTCTGGTACTCCTCGTCTTGAATTAAATATGCCTACTTGTCACTTGGAAATTCCTACTCACTCTGTTGAGGACGTTATTTCTCTTGAGACGAACTTCATGGCGCTGCCTACAACCATTGCAGGCACAGATGAAGCAACAATTATTTATCACGGCGCTGTCGTATAATACAAAATTGTTGGGTATGAAAGGGGCTTCGGCCCCTTTTTATTTGACCAAGGAAAAATAAATCTTGACATTTTTCCTTACCTCCCTTATAATATAGATTCATCAAAAGTGAGAATGCTTTATTCTCTTAGAGCCAAGAACCAATGCCAAGTTATAATTTTAAGAGAGAAGCAGATGTTTACTTAGTTCATAACGGAAGTCGTTATAAGCTAGATGTAAAAGATATATCTATGTCTCAAAGCTTTGCAGAAAAGAGTTACGCAGTGAAAACTTTGCATAACCCTGGCGATTACTTTGAAGGAAGCTCAATTACTACAGCTAAGGCCGCTAATTTTGACTTTGAAATCTACGCCATAGAAGAAGCAGATTTTACAATTGTAGAGTCTTTGCTTATAAGTACTTCGTCGTTTGATATATATGTTCAAACACCCACAGATGTTTTTAAGCTTGAAAAATGTGTAATGACAAATGGTAGTTTTGTAATCGAGAGATCACAACCCCTGAGTATTGCAATTCAAGGAGAAGCATCTAAACTAACTAGAGGAGTATCTGTATTAGGTAATCTTCAGTCTAGATCTGCCACTAAAACTTTTGTTACCAACCCTAAATTGGAAGTGACATTAGGTGGTGCCTCCCTTACAGATATTGTCTCAGTTACGGTCGAGTTACAGAATGATATAGAGTGGTTACCCTATGAAACTGTTAACGCTTCTTTATCTGTAGCTGCTGCTGTAAACACTATGTACCCAGATTTGTATTATATTAAAAAGAAAATACTTGCGGGTTCTATCACTCAGTATCTTGCCGATACAACTACTAGTAATGTACAGACCTGGAATAGCTCCTTGCCTTTGGAGATAAAAGCAGGGAACGGACTCTCAGGGACTCAATTTAGAGGGTTTCAGGTAGGTTCAGCAACTAGTACTTTCACAAATAGAATGGGTACGGGAGATGTATTTGTTCAAAACTATGACTGGAGAATTACCGATAATTCAAGTTCTCTAGCCACAATATTTAAATATGTAACAAACTGAGGAGTTTAGTTAAAAAATGGAACTTAAAAAATTAATGGTCGATACTAAGGCCGTATGGATGGACTTTCCTGGATTAGAAGGATTCTCCGTAGAAGTAGCAAATCTTTCAAGAAAAGAATTAACTCAATTGAGGAAAAAATGCACTACTAACAAATTCGATAGAAAAACTAGACAGGTCGTAGAGAACTTGGACGAAGAAAGATTTATTATAGAATTTGCCAAGCAAAGCGTAAAAAACTGGAAAGGGTTAACTGTAGAACATTTAGAAACTCTTATCTTAGTAGATACAGAAAGTACAGATCCTGGAACAGAAGTGGAATATACTATAGACAACGCCGAAGTACTAGTTAGTAACTCAACTGAATTTGATACTTGGCTCAATGAGGTAGTCTTTGATTTAGAAAACTTTCGTACAAGATCAAAAAAGCCAAACAATAAGCCGGCTGGAAAAACTATTCCAGAATAGTGAAACGGGGATGACCCAAGACAAGTACTTCATGATGATGGAGCAATTAGGCAAAGAGCCTATAGATTCAGAAGTGCCTCCCGCATGGGAAGATTTCCCTGATATAGTGCTTGACGCTATAAGTACTTTTAATTCTCTGGGAGACAGAATGTACCCAGAGATAGGATATGTAGGTAAAGATTATACGAATCTTGTTTATTACTTAGAGTTGCACGTTATAGAGGATAAAGAGTTCTTTTTAGATATTTTATCCTGGCTAGACGCAAGAGCTATCAAAAAGTCTTCTGAACAATTAAAGAAGCAGCATGATAAGCTAAAGAGAAAAAAATAGTGGCTAATACAGTAAAGTTGACAATCAAAGTAGACGATAACGGGTCTCTTAATGTCGTTGCAAAAGATGCAAAAAATGCAGCAGCCGCTACCGATAAGCTGTCTAATTCTACGGATAGACTAAGTACTAGAAAGAACCGCTATAATAAGCTAGAAAAAGGCACCGCACAATTAGGGGCTAACTCTACTAAAGGTTTTGCTAAACAGGCTCAAACAATTGGGGGAGGCCTAGTACCTGCTTATGCAGTATTAGCTGCTAATATATTTGCTTTAACTGCCGCTTTCGGATTTTTGAAAAATGCAGCAGATGTAAAGATATTAGAGCAGTCCCAACTAGCTTTTGCTAGAAATACAGGAGCAGCTCTAGGATCTATTACTAATAGATTAAGAGAAGCATCTGATGGAATGCTTGGATTCCAAGAAGCAGCTTCCGCTTCCGCAATCGGATTAGCTAAGGGTTTCTCCCCCAAGCAGTTAGAAGACTTAGCGAAGGGAGCACGAAAAGCTTCTACTGCATTGGGTAGAGATTTTGCTGACTCTTTTGACAGATTAGTTAGGGGTGCTTCAAAAGCTGAGCCAGAGCTATTAGACGAATTAGGTATTACACTAAGATTGGAGGATGCGACTCGAAGATACGCAGAAGCAATCAGTCTAAACAGAGACGAGTTAAACGATTTTCAAAGAAGCCAAGCAGTACTGATAGAAACTCAAAGACAACTTAATACTTTGTTTGGGGATGTTGAGGCTGCTAGTAATCCTTTTGTTAAATTAGCCAAAACCTTAGAGGACCTAGTAAAGACAGGAGCACAATATGTATTGCCCCTATTCGAAGGTATAGCCAATCTTATTAATAGATCTGGAGCTGCTGCCGTTGCCGTTTTCGGATTGCTAGGGCTTAGCATTCTTAAAGCTGCTATACCTATGGAAGGTTTGACAAATAAAATTAGTGAGATGGAAGAGCAGTCTAGCACAAGCTTAGCTAAGGCTAAACAAGATCTCGAAGAGTACAGGGCCGCAGTAAAAGCTGCAGAAGCAGATGTACAGTCCAGAAAGATAACCTCTATAAAGTCAAGCTCTAGCGAGCTGTTAAAGGCTTCAAAAGGAGATGGAAGTAAGCTTGTTCAAAAAGTAAACCAAGGAGTAGCTTTATCCCCTGCTCAGAAAGGACAACTAAAGAAAGTACTGGCAGATGCAGAGCATTCTTATAGAAGACATGGTGAAATTACTAAAGGCGTATTTAAGGGTGTAAATATAGAACTTGTTAGAGATTTCAACAAGTCCTTTACCAGTATGGAAGTAAAGTCTCGTACTTTAGGGCGAGCAATAAAAGATACTTTTGTAGTAGGCAGACTACAGGCCACTAGATTTTTTGGTTACTTAAAAACTAAAGGAGTCGGCGCACTAAAGACAGTCACAAAAGGCATAGGCTTAGTAGGAAAAGCAGTTGGTGCAGCATTTAAGTTAGCAGGATTTATTGGCATTTTAACAATGATAATAGAGATGTTTAAGACTCTTAAAGAGAACTTCTATGATATAACAATTAGTATAGTTAGTTTTGCGGATAAAATAAAACAAGTAGCAACTCCCTCCATTAACTACTTAATAGAAGGATTTCTTAGCTTTTCTGATAGCGTCATCGATGTTTTTAGGGGCATACCCCATACTATAGCAGTATCCTTAAATGACGCCGCTAGAAATATTCTTGAAGGTCTGGACCAGATTATAAACTCCGTAGTTGAAAAAGTTAACAAGTTTTTAAAGGCTGTAAATGAAGTTTCTCCAAAGAAGTTTCCTATGGTAGAATTCATCAGTGATATGGCAGCAGGCTATAAAGGCTTAGATGAAACTAAGCCTGTACTTAGCAACCTTGCAAAGGAGTTTGACTACCTCTCCACAGCTTCTACTACGTTTGCTGATTCGTATAATAGGTCCTCGCTTGGAGCGTTTGCTAAAAATATGCAAGATAATGCGGCGCATACTAATGCTTCAGCAGAAGCTTTAGATCGTTTTAACGAGGCTGTAGCTATCTTGAAAGCAGATTTAAATGAAATTAATGACGGGTTGAAACTGATGCCTGAGGGCCTAGACAAAGTAGGAAGTCAAGCTAAAGCAGTAACCCAACTCTCTGTATCTAGTAGTTTACAAGCTCTATTAGCCACCAGGAAATATAGCGAAGGTATAGGTAAATTAGAACCAGGGCAAAACGAACTACCCACAGGCACGGATCCAGTAAACGCGGGCGCTCCACCTAAAATAGTAGAAAGAGCACTATTTTCAGAAACTGACAGGGCTGCCGCAATAACTACACTAAAAGATGCTCTACTTTCATTAGATGGTGTATCAAGCAAATACGCTACAACCTTACAAAGTATAATAGCAAAGGACGCTTTTACGCAATCGGACATAGAAACTTTAATAGAGCTAGAAACTGCTGGAGCTGCTGTAAATAGTGGTCTACAAGCTTTAAGGGAAGGTCTCAAGACAATTAAAACTTCTTTAAGGGACAGTTTGGGAAGTGGAGATATTTTTGTCGCAATTAGAGAGCTTAATTCTCTGAAGGCAAATGCGGACGGAGTAGTAGGGGGTATTGATACACTAGGACTAGGCCTAGAGGCTCAGGCAGAAGCGTTGAAAATATATAATGAGGCTTTAGCAGGGACAGGCGTTACTACCGAAGAGTTTCGTGAAAAACTTATTGCGCTACAGAAAGCCCAACACAAGAACGCAAAAGATACGTTGAGAGCGTCCCTGGCCGTAGGCTATCAGAAAGAGAATTTAACTGCTCAAGCAAAAGTTCAAGAATCTTTAAATAATCTACACCTCAAAGACGCGGAGATAATGATACAGAGTGAGGGACCCGAAAAAGAAAGACTAAAGAGAGAAAGAGAGCTTTTAGAGATCCGTTTAGAAATAGCCAAGGTTACGAAACAAGTAGCAGCCGCTAATGAGTTAAGTAGGAGATCCGGCTCTTCCCTTGGAGATGCAATAACCGATATAGGCTCTATACCTCCCTATTTAGAAGGAGAGCACTTAAAAAACTTTCAAGGTCTATTGGGCGGGGTCACGGATACTTTTGATAACCTTCACGCACAGTTTAAAAGACTAGGAGAAAATGGCGAGTTAATGGCAGCCCTAACAGGCGGAATTGCAAATGTTACTGGATCATTAAATGCGTTGCTAAACTTAGACTCCGAGTCTTCCCTTAGTCAAAAAATAATAGGGGGTATGGCTGTAGCAAGCGCTATGCTTAATACTTATGCAGAAGTACAAAAAGCAGCTTCTGATGCAAGAATTCGCCAGATAGACAATGAAATTGCAGCAGAGAAGAAGAGAGATGGTAAGTCAAAAGAATCATTAGGCAAACTGGCTTCTATGGAGAAGAAGAAAGACGCAGAAAAGAAAAAAGCGTTTGAACAAAATAAAAAGATGCAAATGGCTCAAACGGTTATAGCTACAGCTACAGGTGCACTACAAGCATATGCTTCCGCTCAAGTGTTAGGCCCTATAGCTGGGCCTATTGTAGGTGCAATGTTAGCAGGACTTGTTGTAGCTATGGGTGCTAAACAGATGGGTATAATAGCCTCCAGCTCCTATCAAGGTGGCGGTGCAGGGGTTGGGTCCGCAGGAGGGGCTTCTTCTGTAAGTCTCGGCGATAGAAATAGCACTGCCGATCTAGCTAAGTCAAGAGGAGCAAGAGGAGAGCTTGCGTACTCTAGAGGAGAATCAGGTACTGGCGGCATGGACTCATTTAAGCCCGCTTTCTCTGGATACAAGAATAGAGCTGAAGGAGGCAATACCGGCTTCGTAGTAGGAGAGCAAGGGCCAGAGTTATTTGTTCCTGAAATGCCAGGCAGAATAGTTCCTAATGATGACATCGCAGCAGGCGGAGTAAGTAATGTGAGCTTCAATATCAATACAGTAGACGCATCCGGAGTAGAAGACCTACTTGTCGCGCAAAGAGGAAATATCATAGGAATGATTAGACAGGCCGCCAATACATATGGGCAGGACTTTGTAGAAGACGTAGACACTTCAACGTTTACACAATCTGCAGGTGGAGTGAGTAGATACTAATGGCACAATTTGCAAATTTTCAAAATGTTTTACCTGATCCAAATAATGCTATTGGAACAGCAGGTCAAGTAGCAGGAGACGCAGGCCCGGGGTTTGCGTCAGTCCAGCTGACTTCTAATCAGCCCATTATTAAAGATTTTACTAACTCAGGAAGGCTGCTCGCACGTGCAGTAGCCGCCCATAAGTGGACAATAAACATTAAGTATAATCCAATGATAAGAGCAGATTTTGAAAATATCTATACTTTTATTTTAGGTAAAAGAGGTGGTCTAACCCCTTTTTATGTGTCTCTACCTCAGCATAGAGTCCCTCAAGATATATCTTTTGCTAATTGGACAGATACAGTTAATCTAGACGCTACATCAACTTTAGCTGCAGGAGCTACCAAAGCTCTATTAGGTAAAGGTGGTTATAGCAATACTACTAATAAAACTCCTCTTCCTGGCGATTTATTTACTATAGACGGATCTAACTCAAATCACACCAAAACTTACATGGTAACTCGGGTAGAGAATAGTAGTGATTATCAAAGTGGACAACCACAGCCTACCTCTAGTCAAGTAAGAATTCATTTTGTACCAGGATTGCAGAAGGCAGTAGCTGCAGCTGATGACTTTGTTTTTCATAATCCGTTAATCAAAGTAATAGCAAAAGACGTTCAACAATATTCATTAAATACAGATAACTTATATCAGTTTTCGTTAAGCCTAGAAGAAGTACAGTAATGGCAATAAGAGATTTAGACAGCGGATTAGTAGATTCTTTACTAGAGAATGAACCGTTTGCGTATGCACACCTTGTTAAGTTTGAAAAGCCTGTCGTAACGACAGGAGGCAAGAGTGCCCGTAAAGCAACAGATTACGCTTATATAAGTGACGGCTCTATAGACATAGTATTTGATGATCTGTCACAAGATGTACAAAATAATAACAATGGACCTCAAACATACATTGCAAATAAATTAATAAGTGTGGGGGACACGTCAGAGAGTACTCAAGCTAAGACGTCTTCTATTAGTTTAAAAGTATCCGCTGCAGCTCTCAATACCTCATTAATTACTAGCCTAAATATAACCGCTTCTAGCATTACAGCTACACAAGATTTAGTAGAAGCGGGCTTCAGAGAGGGAGACTTAATAGAGTTACTAAGTGGCTCCGGTAATAATGATACTAAAAAAATAAGAATAAACTCTTTTTCTAATGACAATAAAACTGCAAGTGTGACAGGTATGTCCACACTTACAAGTGAAACAGGTGTTGTCTATAGTTTAAATTTTTGTAGTCCAGAAGTTCAGGGTATTCTAAATATTCGTAGCGATAGTAGTTATGCCGGCTACATAAACAGAGATGTTTTTGTATATAAGGCGCACCTAGACTCTGAAGGACTTATTATTGGCAAACCTTACCTACTATTCAAAGGTATAATTGCATCCGGAAAATTAACTGATGATGTTACCTCTGCGGCCAGTGTGTCGTGGTCTGTCACTAGTCATTGGTCAGATTTTAGTAGAGTTAGTGGTAGACTTACTTCTGACGCCCAACATAGAGCTTTAGACGCAAATAATAGACCAGACAGAGAGAGCGTTCATAGACCGTCCTATGCTACTGACTTAGGGTTCTTACATAGCGAGCAAGCTGTTAATTTAGTTTCTACTTATCAGGTTAAAGAAAGTAGAATTAGAACTACTGTGAAAAGAACTTGGTTAGGATCAAAGAAATACAGAACTTATGAGTACGAAGTAGATGTAGACAGAGAAGTAGATTTACGCTTTAATCTAGATGCAAAGTATTTGCCCGTGGTTTATGGTGTAAATAAGTTGGATAGCATACCTGTATTTGTAGACACTTTAGCAAGTGACTCAAAACAAGTTTTTGTGGCCTATGCAATCTCAGAGGGAGAGATAGGCGGTATTTATGATATCTACATGGACGACACGTCTTCAGTATGTATAGATTCTAACGATTTTGATACTCGCGCTGTCCAAACATCTGAAAACACTATAGACGTACTTTGTTCCGGACGAATGGATAGAGGGGACACTCTTACACCTAGGAATCGTTGGTCTGGAACATTTAATGCACTGTCTCATTCATTTTCTCAAGGGTTCAATACATGGGACTCAGAGGGCAGAGGAGCATACGCTAGAAGTGAGCCTTTAAATCTACCTGTAGCTAATTTTAACTTAGGAGGCGCAAGTAGCCAAGGTTCTGGTCTAACCCATGAAACATCTACTTTTTTCAGCACTCCTATGACCGCGAGTCTTACTGTACATACAGGTAAGCCAGAGCAAAAAGCAAACTCTGTACTCGTACAAAATGCTAGTAATTTTAAAGTAGGGTCTACGTATTACAGCGGCTCCGCAGACTACTGGGGAGCGAATCACGCTTTACTAGATACCGCGTATGTAGTAGCAAACTATGAAATTGGAGAAGGTGAAACAACTATACCTTCCTTAGATTTTGTCGTAAGGGGTAAGGGAATAAGATGCTATAATTATGATTATTCCTATGAGCAACATGCAGGGTACGAGTCTTCTGATACTGCTCTTACTTCGTTTAATATAGGCGAAGCAGTAACTATTAAAAAAACTAGTAACAATAGTACTATTACCACTACTACTGTTGCTGATAAATATACTTTAACTAGAATGGATGGAACCACTTCTACACGAGTACGCTTTGCTAGTGATCCTACAGGTTCTACTACAGAAACAAGTTTTTACATGCAAAGTGGTAGCAAAGTCTATCACGTAGCAGCTCATAATCACGTTGAGAACTCAGGCGTAGTTCCTGAGATTCTACAGAGACAAGTAGCAAGTGCAGCCGCAGCTTCCGATAATAACTCGGCCGAAGTCAATATAGGTACGGGAACAGCAGCATATCAAGCAGCACTAGCAGCAGGCCGTAAAGTATCAATAACATCTACCGGAAATTTCTTGACAGGCGGAGTTGATTGGTTAAACAGTTTTGAGTTTACATACTCAGGTTCTGTTATCTCAGGTCTTGGCAGTACGGGTACAGGGTCTTCGACTCTTGTAAATAAATTTGTAACTGTAAGAGACGGTATAGCTCTAGCATCTAGTGCTTCTAGTACTGATGATATCTATAACGGTTTAACTATAGAGCTAACAAATATACACGCAGATGGTAGCACAACAGTACAAAGACGTACTATTTCGGATTACAATGGTTCAGCAAAAGTTGCTACTGTAGATACTGCATGGGAGTATGATAATATTCCCAAAGCTTCAGATACCTATAAGATATTTCCTGCCGATGATATTAGAGTAAGCATTAACCCTGCAATTCAATTCTTAGACTATATGACCAGCTCTAGGTATGGCGCGGGTCTGGATTTAGAAGCCGATTTAGATATGGATTCTTTCCTGTCTGCAGCTCGTAAGTGCGATACTAGATCTGACGTAACAGTTATATCTAGCACTACCGCAACCATAACCGTAGGAGATGTATACAAACATGCTGTATCTTCAAAAACACTGTTCCAAGGGACTGTGGAAAGTGTTTCTTCCGTAACAATTAATGGAACTGCAAGAACTCAAGTTACTTTTACAGACGTAGTAGGAAAGCTTGGTAATAGATGGGCAGATTGGAAATACTTCTATACCGGAGAACTATACTATAATCTAGGTACTTTATACCAAGCAACGGCGGACGGAGTAAGTGGCGCTAACAGTAATAGTAATGTAGTAACCGCCTTCAATCTTGAAAAGGTTTCAGGTAGTGGATCAAGTACTATTACTTTAGGATCCGGTATAGGTAACTTTGATGGAAATCCTCTAGTAATGTCTTATGACACTGCTTCCGAGTTATTTAATTCTGGGTATGAATTATATGATTCAGATAGTGTTAAGTATTGGAGATATATGGGATGGGAGTCTCATAATCAAAGAGAGGTTACTCGTCACCAAACTAACGTAGTACTTGATACAAAAAGACCTGTATTTGCAAATATTAACAGTATGCTGGGGCACTTCAATGGTTTAATTCGATACTCGAACGGTAAGTACTTTTTAGACGTTGAATCGGCGGCGGGCGGGGCTACTTCTTATACTTCCACAGCAGGTGAGTCTTATGCAGTAAATGAAATTAATGCCTTAGACATAATAGGTAGTATAGATGTAGAAGATGCAGGTCAAAAAGGCACTTTTAATCATGTAGACGTTAATATAAACGATCCTCAAAATAGATTTGAACCAAGATCTGTGGTACTATTTAATTCCAACTATCTAAAAGAAGATAGAATGGTTCCTAAGAAGGGCAAAGTTGATTCCCCTTATGTAACTAATTACTACAATGCTAGAGTAAACGCTAAACAATATTTAGACCAATCTAGAGCAGGCCTTAAGATTAACTTCACATTAGGACCTTGGGCTATTTTATTAGTTGCAGGTGATGTTATAAGAATAACTCATCCTAGATTCGGCTGGACTAATAAGTACTTTAGAATCACTAACTTAAACTTTAAAAATAATTGTTTAGTACAAGTTACCGCCGAAGAGCACGAAGAGAATGCTTACATAGTTCAAGCCGATAACCCAGGAGATATCGTAGCAGTAGAAGGCATAGCAGCAAATCTACCAGCTCCGGCAGCTCCTAGTAATCTTTCCGCTACTCAAACTGATCGAGGCGGCATCGCTCTTAGCTGGACTAATATCACTAAATTTAATCCAGCTAGTTATAGTGTTCAGATCTGGAGATCTAACGATAATAATAGGTCTAATGCTAAAATTGTTGGCATTTCAAAGGGAGATGTATTTACAGACGCTGTAACAGGTGCGGGTAAGCAAACTTTTTACTATTGGGTAAGATACGCAGTTCTGGTAGTTAGTCAAAGAAGCTCAGGAGTAGCTCCTAGAGAAGTATTCTCTACTTATTTTCCTGCGAGTGCGACTGGTGGACAAGTTGGCGTATCAGACGGAGCGCAAGATGCGCCTGTAGTAAATTTAACTAATGATAACGTTTCTATAATTGCACAAGCAAACGGAGTAGTTTCTTCATTTGCTAACTCAGGCACCACCATTACAGCTTTTATAGGAGATGTTCAGCTTCCTTATGACGGCACAGCTCCCTACACGGAGCCTTCTTTCAGAGTAACGAGTGTAGTAGCCTCAACAGGCGTAACTATAGATAGCACTCCTACTATAGGAACTAATAGTTATGCATTGGGTGAAATTACAGGCTTCACTCAGGATGTCGGCACAGTAAGCTTCACTATAGTTGTAACAGATAGTTTAGGTAGAGCTAATACCTATCAGAGAGTTCAAACTATAACAAAGAGCAAGCGCGGTATCCAAGGACCACAAGGCGCTCAAGGCGTTCCTGGTCCCGACGGGGCCCCAGGAGAGCAAGGTCCACAGGGTGTTCCTGGTGCTCAAGGGCCAGGGGGTCCTACAGGCCCTACAGGTGCTACAGGCCCACAAGGAGTCATCGGAGCTCAAGGCCCGGGAGGAGCAGCAGGTTCCGCAGGCGCAGCAGGACCTGATGGGTTAAGTGCGTTCTTATTCTATAACGGAGCAGCGAGAACAACTCTCGATAACAGCCCTTCTATATCAAACTGGTCCAGCGGAGGTACTTATGCGCTAGGCAGTGTAATACAGCATAGTAGTAAAGTTTGGGCAGCTACTCAGGCACATACTGGTCGCAGCACTGTTCCTCAGTCAGATACTTCTTTTTGGGTTCAAGTATTTGCAGGGGGCAGCTCTGCGGTATCTGATATGACCAAGCTTACCCCCACTTTTTATAATGGAGCTCAAGGGTACTGGTTCACAGTAGATGAACAAACTTCTAGCCGTTGGTTTGCAAATGCAACTCAAATATCTGGCGGGGTGACGGGTGTAACACACACTATTATAGGTACAGCGTTAAATAGTACTGCTTTAGTCTCTGGCAGCTTTGGAGATCCTTTAATTACTGAAGGACAAACAGGGCCAACAGGAGCTACAGGTCCACAAGGTAATCAGGGCCCCACAGGCCCTACAGGGTCTCAAGGGCTTACAGGATCCCCTGGTCCCCAGGGACCCCAAGGACCACAAGGTAATACCGGCCCTACAGGTGCTACAGGACCTTCTGGTGCTGCTGGAGGCACGGGACCAGTGGGCCCCCAAGGCGCAACAGGCCCTGCAGGAGCTCAAGGACCCGCGGGCCCACAAGGACCACAAGGACCAAATGGGCCGGCCGGTCCCTTAGGACCTGCAGGCGGTGCCGGTAATCCAGGACCTCCAGGCGGTCAAGGACCACAAGGACCCCAGGGCCCCCCAGGACCTAGCGGAGTATCTCCAACGGCCGTTTCAGCAAGCAAAAGCAGTGTAACTTTTGCAAATAGAAGTTCAAGCCAAACTGTTACGTGGACACGACAAACTGGAACTACAACAAGTACGGCATCAGTTGTAGCTAGCTCTGCCAGTACTGCAGATACTGTAAGTTGGGCAAGCACTGCTCCTTCAGGTTGGACAAATACTAGAAACGGTCAAAATAGTGTTGCAGCTACTTGTTCTATGAAGTACAATAATGTTTCTGCCTCATGTGTTGCTTATTATGTTGATATAGATATAGGCCCTATTGGATGTTTTATTGCAGGTACTCCTGTTTGTTTGCAAGATGGCAGCTTTAAAAATATTGTGGACGTAAAGGCAGGAGATAAAGTTAGGGGTGAAAATGATAGTATTAATACCGTTCTCAAAAATGAGTCTGTTGAGTTTCCGTTTGACGATTTATATGGTATTAATGAACAAGAGCCCTTCTTTACTGCAAATCACCCATTCTTAACAAAAGACGGATGGAAAGCTGTAGATCCCGAGCTAACATCAATCATTGACGGAAAAGAAGTAGCAGATATACTTGTAGGAAAGTTACAGGTTGGAGATATTTTAATAAAAGATGAAGGAGGCGAAGAAGTTTTGTCTGCTCTAACCAAGAGACCTTTAGAAGAGAGCGAAAAAACAGTATATAATCTTTCTACAGATGGAACAAGTACTTATACTGCAAACTCTTTTGTTGTTCATAATAAGAGCAGTGATGTACGACTAAAGAAAAATATAAAATTCTTAAAATGGTTTAAGGGACAAAATATATACTCCTGGGATTGGAATGAACTAGCGGATAGTTTAGGGATAGCAGGCCCAACCATAGGAGTTATAGCCCAAGAGGTTATTAAGACAAGACCCGATCTCGTATCTATTGATGATGCAGGATATTACACAGTAAATTATCAAGAATTAGGAATAAACTACAAGGTACTAACATGGACTTAAATATACCAGATATAATACAGGATTATGCACTTACTTTAACTACCCCTGAGGGGGTAGTTTATAGTGCTGAAAAGTATCCGTGGACAGAAAGAGATTTCTTTCTAAATATGAAGTGGGGCTATAAAGCATTCAGTAAAGCTGAAGAAGATATTACAAAAAGGGATTTAGCTTACATGTTTGATAAGAATTTTATTACTTCTTTATTTTACGGAAGAAATCTCAGCCCAGAGTCAACTCATTTTAATTATACTTTATATAAAGTAGATGGTGTAAATCTAGGCTTCTCGGAAACAGAGCTCTATATTGATAGTGACGGAGTTAAGCACGTAACCAATGTTGGACATGTAGTGGCTCCAGAACTCAGAGGACAGAAACATAGCAAGTATATGGGTGCCATGCAGTATCACGGTTCAAGATACTTTACATCCGTTCATTCTGAAATAAAAGTAAAGATTAGGCATGGAAGCCCAGGAGCAAGAAAAAATTGGCAAAATATGAGTGATGTAACTCCTGCTCAGAATGAAAACGTTTTTTATAATGAGGCAGCTGGGGAGTATGTTCAAAGCGCAGAGCGTCCAACACAGAGTAAAATGATGGGAATATACAATAGAATAGCAACGTTTGGTGAGTACTCGACAACAAATCCTGATGAGTACTGGAAAGATTCTCCAAAAACAGACGCAAAATGGGCACATCCTTTAAATACCACAACTCCGGACTTCACCATATGAAAACAAATATTATAGTAATAGATGATTTTTATAATAATCCAGAAGATGTTAGACAGCATGCACTCGGCTTAAGCTATGATACTTTAGGAAACTATCCCGGGCGCAGATCATTACCGGAGCCTACAGAGCAAAGTACTTATTTAAAAGATTTCTTTGAGAAAGAAATAGTACATAAAAAACTATTTAACTGGAATAATGAATACAATACTTGTTATCAATATACTACTGTACAAGACTCTACTTGGATTCATAGTGACTCTACTGAATGGGCTGGGGTTTTATTTCTAACACCCGATGCACCTATAGAAAGTGGAACAGCAACTTATGACTCCAAAGTAGATAAGCCAGACTGTAATAACTTAGAGCACTGGACTCAAACAAATTTTATAGGAAATATATTTAACAGGCTTGTACTATATAACGGCAAGCTTTTTCACAGAAGTGTACTAGCTGGATTTGGTACAAGCAAAGAAACAGGAAGGTTATTTCAGACCTTCTTTTTTGACGCAGGAGAATAACATGGCAACTTGGGCAGCAGACAAATTATTATCGTATGACTCATACGAATCCAAAGAAAACATAGTGTACGCTATAGAGTATTCTATATCGCATACGGAAGGCTCAAAGGCTTGTAAAATATCAGGGCTAATTAATTTAGACCTTAGCGATTTAAGCTCATTGACAGCATATGCTTCTATAACCGAAGAGAATGCAATAACATGGGTTAAAGCTACACTAGGCGAAGATGAAGTAGCAGCGTTAGAAGCTGTAATAACCGCCAGAGCAGAAGAGCAAAATAGAACCGGGGTAACTACAGGGAAGACTTGGTAATGAGAGATAATTGGCAATATTGGAATGCTTTAATAAGCAAAGAACAGTGCGAAGGAATAATAGATACTTGTTATAAAAATGCTGACTTTTTTGATGCTACAGTATTTGCAGCAGAGCGTAATGAATTTGCTCCAGACGACACTGTTAGGGATACACGCATAAGTTGGATACATACCCCAGAAATAAAAGAATTAGTATCTTTTTATTTATTAGAGGCTAATAGGAATGCATTTGCATTTGATGTTGACTGGACTCCCGCCGTACAGTTTGGCGAGTATACAGAAGGCTCGTTCTATAACTGGCATCATGATATAAACTGGGACAGTAATTCTATGTACGATAGAAAGCTTTCTATTATTATTCAGCTATCCGATGAAAATGACTACGAAGGAGGAGACTTTCAATTTAAAAATATAGAAACTCCTGGAGGTATTAGAAATCAAGGCTCTATACTAGTATTTCCGAGTTATAATGTTCACAGAGTTACTGAAGTAACAAAGGGAAAGAGACTATCATTAGTCTGTTGGATGGAAGGCCCTAGATGGAGGTAAGAAAAAATAATTCTTGACTACGCAAGTCCCCTTTGTTATAATTTGATCATGGAGAATTTAAATGAGCGCAGCTAATTACGACCTAGTTATTGACCAGGGATCGACTTTTGCTATTGACTTAACTGTCAAAGAGTCCGGTGTCGCCAAAAATCTAACCGGCTACTCAGCCAGGGCACAGATGCGCTCGACTAAAACAGCCGCCAGTGTTTCGGGTACTTTTACTTGTACTGTGCTTAACCCAGCTTCTGATGGTGTTCTTAAAATGGAGCTTCCCGCAAGCACTTCTAGTGCTATGTCAGCTGGACTCTATTTTTATGACTTAGAGATTCATACGGGCAGTGACGCTATAGTTAAAAGACTGCTTGAGGGTAAGGTAACCATAAATCAAGAAGTAACGAGATAACAATGGCCGTAGATACAATACTAATTACAGAACAAGTAACTGACTTAACTGTTACTTCAACAAATAATATAGCTATAGACTTAACTACAGACGATGTAAGTGTTACAGTTAATAATATAGCTCTTCCTATCAACAATACAGATGCACAAAACGTTGCTTTCACCCCCTATAATACTATAACAGCAACAAACGTAGAAGATGCTTTAAAGCAATTAGCAGATCAAGATTTCAGAAGTACTAGTGCTCCCGCAGGTGCTACAGTAGAAGAAGGGGATACTTGGTACGATACTGATGACAATCAGTTAAAAGTTTATCGCGAAACTAGCTCAGGAGTCTTTGCTTGGGTTCCTATAATTGTAGGTAACGAGTCTCCCGACTCTGATACGCTAGACGCAGGAGCCTTCTAAGGCTATTTTGGAGTTCTAAATGGCTCAAACAATTAAAATCAAACGCAGTACCAGTACTTCTGCACCGAGTTCTCTTGCCCAAGGCGAGCTAGCATATTCGGATAGCAGTGACAAATTATGGATTGGTGCTCCTGCAGACAGTGCAGTAATCGCTATTGGTGGTAAGTTATACACAGATATGTTGGACCATACTGCGGGTACCCTTACAGCCAGTAGTTCTATTATTGTAGACTCTAATAGTAAAGTAGATCAGCTAAAAACTGCTAATCTTACTATAGGGGCTAACAGTATTACTTCTGGCTCTGGAGACATCGATCTAGTAGCTTCTGGTAACTTAGATATTGATGCAGGTACTATAGATACTTCTAGTCAGGCGACTGAGTTTAAGATTGTAGACAACTCTGCTACTTCTATTACGTTTACAGAAGGCACTAATAACTACATTACGTTAGTAACTACTAACTCTGCTGAAAAGATTATTTTCAACAAGGCGCTGCATTTTGGGAATGTTGCAAGTACTGGATACGCACTACCCCTTACTGATGGTACTTCAGGGCAAGCTCTAATTACGAATGGTAGTGGGGCAGTATCTTTCCAGTCTATCTCTACTACTTTAGGTATTTCCGGCACTTCCGGAACAGATACAGTATCTTTGGTTACTGACACTCTCGCATTTGCAGGAGGAGCAGGTATTAGCACTGCAATTACAAATAACACTGTTACTGTAAATGCGGCAAATATTACACTAGGATCTAGTACTCTTACACTAGGCTCTACGACTACTGCTCTCGCAGGAATCACTCAATTAGATGTAGATAATATACGGGTAGATACCAATACTATTTCTTCAACTAATGCCAATGGTGATATTACTCTAGCCCCTAATGGTAATGGGACAGTTAAAGTTCCTTCTGGCTACAAAGATAGATCTGGTTTCACGACTGATTCTTTAGCAACTAAAGAATATGTAGATGCTATTAGCCAATCTCTAGACGTTAAAGCATCGGTTAGAGTAGCAACTACTGCTAATTTAGCAGGTACCTACAATAATGGTAATGGTACTATAACCGCAGGCTCAAATGCTGCTATAGTAATAGATGGTGTGACTCTTTCTACAGGCAATAGAATACTTGTAAAAGATCAAACAACTGCTACTCAAAATGGTATCTACACCGTTACAACCACAGGGGACGCGGCTACTGCTTTTGTAATTACTAGAGCGACAGATGCTGATACCAATATAGAAATAACCGGGGGTACATTTACTTTTGTAGAAGAAGGTAGTACTCTTGCAAATAATGGTTTTGTATTTACACACAATGGTTCCCCTACTTTAGGCAGCACTAACCTTACCGTATCTCAATTTTCCGGCGCAGGACAAATCACCGCAGGTGATGGATTAACTAAGTCAGGAAATACTATAAATGCAAATCCTGATAATATAACTACAGAGATTTCTTCAGACACTATTAGAATTAAAGACATATCTACTACAGCAATAGGTGATATACTTATTGGTCAGGCATCAGATGGCGGATACACCAGACTAGTTAAACCTAGTGGCAATGTAGCTACTTCAGACTACTTATTGAGTATGAATACTTCGGGTGTTGCTTCTTGGGGTAACTCACTGGACGGCGGAACTTTCTAAATAAACTCTCTCTGCGTATATACGCAACTCTAGGAGGGCCAGATGGCACAAACTATTAAATTAAAACGATCAGCAGTTGCTGGTCGAATACCCTCTACCTCAGATTTAGATCTGGGCGAAATCGGTATCAATACCGTAGACGGCAAAGCTTACATTAAAAAGAGTGTCAGTGGTGTGGAGTCCGTAGTACAGCTTGGTAGTGCTGCGGCACCTGCCGATGCCATCATGGTAGAGTATCAGTTTACTGCAACCAATAATCAAACTAGCTTTAGCGGGGGCGACGATAATAGTGTACAGCTTGGTTATACGCCGAGCGCAGTTCAAGTTTTTCTGAATGGTGTTCTACTAGATAACGGTATAGACTATACAGCTAATAATTCCGTAAGCGTGGTACTGGCAGAAGCAGCTACAACGGGTGACTTTTTACAAGTTATTGCCTTTAAAAAGAAAATCGGAGAGGGCAATGTATCTGTAGCTACCTTAAGTGGCAACGGTACTGCCACTGCGTATACTCTGCCTTTAGATCCTGACAACGAGAATAACACCCGTGTTTTTATAGATGGTGTATATCAGTCAAAATCAAACTATAGTGTAAGCGGAACTACTCTTACTTTTTCGACTGCTCCTCCTAATGGAACAGCAATAGAAGTAGAAATATCAGGACGCTCAGTCACATTAGATACTGCCGCAACTATAGATTTACCAGATAATACTAAACTTACCGCAGGAGATGCTGGTGATTTAGAAATCTTCCATGATGCCAGTAATAGTTACGTTAAAGACGTTGGTACTGGTAACTTAAAAATCTCCAGTAATAATCAAGTAGATATCACTAAAGGTACATCAGAAACGATGGCCAGCTTTGTAGTCGACGGTGCTGTTACTCTTTATCATGATAACGCCGCTAAGATTGCTACTTCCGCAACGGGTGTAACTATTACAGGCGCAGCAGCAGCTACTACTTTCTCAGGTGATTTAAGTGGCACAATCAATACTGCCACCACAGCAACAACCCAGTCTGCAGGTAATAATAGTACTAAAGTTGCTACTACCGCTTATGTAGATGTGGCAATTGCTGCTCTAGGGGATTCAGCTCCTAGCACTTTAAACACTCTTAACGAGCTTGCAGCAGCTTTAGGCGATGATGCAAACTTTGCTGCTACTACAGCAACTGCTCTTGGCTTAAGAGTAAGTAAGACTGCTGATACGGGCGCCGCTGTTATGCCTGCAGGTACTACAGCGCAACGACCTACCGCAGTCGCTGGACAGTTCCGATACAATAGTACTCTCGGCAAGTTTGAAGGGTATACTGATGCTTGGGGAGAAATTGGGGGAGGCGGTGCAGCTTCTTTCGCTGCAGATAACTTTACAGGAAATGGCAGCACTACAGCTTATGCTCTCACCACCCCAGCAGCTTCAGAAGACAATTTACTAGTATTTATAGAGGGTGTATTTCAGCAGCAAAATGCTTTTAGTATTGCTACTTCTGGCGGTACTACTACACTAACTTTTTCTGCCGCTCCAGCAAACGGTAATAGTATTATTATCTATCGTTTATCGCCCGCAGTAAATGGAACTAACTTAACTTCTAACACTATGACTGGTGACGGTAGCGATACTACTCTAACTTTATCAGCTGCCCCAGTCAATGAGAATAATACACAAGTATTTGTAAACGGTGTATATCAAAATAAATCGACATATAGTATATCAGGGACTACATTAACTTTTAGCGAAGCTCCTCCAACGGGTGCTCTCGTAGAATGTATGACAATGAATCAGTTGGACGTTAATGTTCCTGTTGATGATAGTATTACATCTGCTAAACTTTCCGGTAATTTAACTACTCCCGGGACTCTTGCAGTAACGGGTGGTATCACAGCTACTACTACAGATAACTCTAGTAATCTTACTCTTGTCTCTACAGACGCAGATTCAAGTGCTGGACCTGTTTTAGAGTTTTTTAGAAATTCAGCTTCTCCGGCAGATAACGATGCGACTGGACTTATTTACTTTTATGGCGAAAACGATGCCAGCGAAAAAATAGCGTATGGGCAAGTTTTTACGCAAATAAAAGACATGACCGATGGAACAGAGGATGGGTCAGTAGAGTTTTACACTATGACCGCCGGAACAAGCACTTCTAAATTATTGCTTAATCCAACAGAAACTGTCTTTAATGAAGGTTCCACAGATTTAGACTTCCGCGTTGAGTCTGACGCTAACACCCATGCGCTGTTTGTGGAGGGGTCATCAGGCAAGGTAGGTATTGGTACTGGCAGTCCTAGTAAGGGTTTGCATTTAAATTTCAGTAATGACCTTGCGTCTGTACGCTTCCAAAATACAGCGAACGCTAAGGTATGGGATTTGACACCTTCTATACCGGGTGTAGCAAACTCAGGGTTTTCTCTTCACAATGTTACTGACAACACTGTTCCACTCCATGTGGATAACAACGGCAACGTGGGAATCGGGACGAGTTCGCCTGCTACTTTGCTTGATATTAAAGAAGACACAGGGGCAACAGACGCAATAATAGGCTTGACTGCTGGAACAGGTGGACGCGCACAAATACGTTCAGAGGCACAAGCGGACAACACTTCCTCTGAGCTTAGTTTTCATACAATGAGTGGCTCCAACACAAGCGAAACCATGCGAATTTCAGGCTCTAACGTTGGTATTGGAACAACTTCGCCGGGTAATAGATTACAAATAGATGCTTCTTCAGCAATTGCTGATGAATTAATATTAAAACTTGATGGAAGTGGGGTTGGTTTTAATGGAAACAATGACGCAAACATAAAACACGGTTTATCTTATGAACTATGCTCTTATAGTACTAGTACTGGCGTTGTTCACAGACAAGCTGCCAAAATAGAAGTTCAAAAAGTTGGAAGTTGGAACGAAGCCGCTGGAGGTGCTGGAACTAAAGCAGATCTTGTATTTAGTACAAATAACGGTACTATAGCAAGTCCTGCGATAGCAGAACGCATGCGCATAAACTCCGGTGGTGATGTCTTCATTGGATCAGCGGGGGTTAACCCAGGTGCTTCACAAACTGGATTTGCTTATCGCGGTGTTGCTAGCGGTTATGGCTTTATTGCTACAGCTGTTGGGGGAACAAATGCTCTAACTCACCATGCTTTCTATAACACTAACGGGCTTTGTGGTCAAATTTATACAACCGGAAGCAGTATTGTTATAGTACAATCGTCAGACTACAGACTAAAAGAAAATGTGGTAGGTATAACAGGTGCTACACAGCGCCTCCTGCAACTCAAGCCTTCACGGTTTAATTTCATTGCAGATGCAAATACCACGGTAGACGGATTCCTAGCACATGAGGTTGCAGACGTTGTACCAGAGGCAGTTGTTGGCACTAAAGACGCAGTAGATGCAGACGGTAACCCAGAATACCAAGGCATTGACCATAGCAAACTAGTGCCTCTGCTGGTAGCAACAATACAAGAATTAGAAGCAAGACTAACAGCACTGGAGAACAACTAATGGCATTAATAAAAATACCAAAAGAGATGGGAAGCACTCCTGGAATTGTAGATAATTCTAATGCTACTGCTATAACTATTGATAGTAGTGAGAATGTGGGTATCGGTAATAGTTCGCCTGATAGTTACTATTCTAAAGAATTAGTTGTAGCACACGGAGAAGAGGGCGGTATTACTTTAGTCGGTGCGGCGGGTACTGCTACTGGCTACCTTATGTTCGCTGATGGGACTACAGGCGATGAGCGTTATCGAGGCTATGTGGGTTATAGCCACAGCACACCTGATGTAATGGTTTTTGGTACAGCTGGCTCACAAAGAATGCGTATAGACTCATCAGGCCAAGTTGGTATCGGAAACATTGCTCCCGCACAAACTTTAGAAATACACAATTCTGTTGCAGGAGATTATACTGATTTTGGCTTACGAGGTACTGGACATAAATATGTTATTGGAGTCGGAAACGATGCTGTAGCTACTGTGAATGATAAATGGTATCTATACGATAATGATAATGGTGCGTTTAGAATGGTAGTCGATACAGCAGGCAACGTTGGTATTGGAACAACGGCTCCAGCACAGAAGTTGCATGTGGTAGGCTCTAATCACATGTTTACTCTCGAAAATACTTCCACAGGAACTGATCAATACGCTCAACAACAGTTAAAATCTGGTACAGCACTGAACTATATTTGGGGGGCAAATCAAAACTCAACAGCATGGGGCGGCGCGAGTTCGCTTAATATCCAATCAACCTCTGGAGCAATAGCGTTTTTTACATCTGGCTCTACTCTGAGAATGCGGATTCATGAAACTAGTGGCAATATAGATATTCCAAACGGCAATCTATCTTTTGCTAGTGGACACGGCATAGATTTCTCAGCCAGCGGCTACAGTGGAGCTACAGGGGCTTCTGGAACAGGTGCACTTTTTGACGATTACGAAGAAGGTACTTGGACCCCGGTGGCGATTGGATCTAGTGGCGGCACCTCTACTATGGGCCAGGCATTAGGATCTTACACTAAAATAGGGAATCTAGTACATCTAACATGGTATATAGGTATTAGTGGGGGAAACGCAACAGGAAGCATAAACTTAACAGGTCTACCTTACTCTGCTCTTGGTGGAGGTACAACGAACTCGCGGATTGTAACGGGTTCCTGCATGTTTGATAGTCTTTTGCTTGGTTCTGGAAGAACACAAGTATCACCGTATATGTCTCATGGCGCCTCTGCTATGCAGTTTTATCAAAGTGGATCTAATCTTGGTTGGATCACTATTCCGGTTGACTCTGGTTGGTCAATGATTGGTGGAATAACATACCGCACAGTTTAACAACACATTATGCCTAGGGGACTCTAGGCACGGACAGGTGGCAATAACGCCACGATAATAAAAGGAAAATAAAATGGCTTTAAGCGAAACAACAGTACAAGACAAGATCGAAGTAGTAGACATGGGCGGCTGGAAAGTAATCCAAGTTCGTACCGCTACGGTAATCAGCAGAGATGATGTAGAGGTCAGTAGATCTTTTCATCGTCATGTAGTAAGCCCCTCAGATGATTGGTCAGCAGAAAGCACAGAAGTACAAGCAATGTGCAATACTTTTCATACTGACGCAGCAAAAAGTGCCCAGGCAGCAGCAGTAGCAGCAAATGCACTTCCAGGAAGCGAATAGGAGTAACTAATGGCTTTAACAGAAATACCTATAGAACTATCAAGCACACCCAGCATCGTCGATGGAGGTAATGCTACGGCCATAACTATTGATGCTAGTGAAAATGTAGGTATTGGGACGAGTTCGCCTGCTTCTTTATTAGATGTATCTTCTACTGGCGAAGTAATTTCTACAGTCCGTTCAACGTCTACCAGCGGTGCTAGGCAAGCGACATTGCGCTTAAACGTACCTTCCACGGGTGGAGATGATCCGGCAGGTAGGGTGCAGTTTACCTACGGTACTGGGTACACGGTAGCTGGTTCAATTGAAATGAGCCATACAAATACTGCCATGAAGTTCTTAACTGGCACCACAGAACGCATGCGAATAGACGCATCAGGCAACGTGCAGCTAGGCACTGGTACACCCGCCTATTTAGTTAATTCAGGAGATATTGCACAGTTATCAGTTAATAGAGTTGGGACAACTGGTGTTATAACAAACGCTTCGCGTTCAGCGGCTTATATAAATCTAAACGGCGCTGATGGCGGCTCATCAATTGAGTTTAACACCGCAAGTGCGAACAACACGCAACCAACAGCGCGCATGACGATAGACTCATCAGGCCAAGTTGGTATTGGAATAACTGTTCCTACGGCAAACTTAGATGTTTACGACAATTCAGATGGTTGGACTAGTGTCGTTGCTAGAGATGCAACTTCGGCAGCGTTTACAGGTGTGTATAAATCTGGTAGTATTTCATCGCCTGGTATATTTGCTCATAACAGTGCATTAGATGCTTGGGGAGACCTATGGATTAATGGTCACAATGATGGTAGTGGAGGCCTGTCTGGAGGTACAGCCAAGAAGGTCATTATTGCAGGCAACGTGGGTATTGGTGTTTCTAACCCTTCAGATTATTATGCAAAAGATTTAGTTGTTACTGGCCCTGCTGAAGGCGGTATTACCATAGCTTCAACAGGAAACCACACAAACTACTTACTTTTTGCCGATTCAACTTCAGGCGTTGCTAGGTATGCTGGAATGATTGAGTATGCTCATTCTATTGACCAAATGGCATTCCGCACAAACTCAATTCCGCGCATGCAAATAGACTCATCAGGCAACGTGGGTATTGGTGTGTCAACGCCCTCTAATAACCACGCCAATGCAAATAATCTGGTAGTGGGTAACGGTACATCAGGCGGCATAGCTAACTATGTAGGTACTGGCACAGGTTGGTACGCATTCTCAAGAGCTAACGCAAACAACTCAGATGCATTCGACGGTGGTATTTCTTATGACGGCTCTAGAAACTTAAAGTTCCACACTAACGCTGGCTCAGAACGTATGAAAATAGACTCCAGCGGTGATGTAACTATGCCGTATAAAGCATACGCATATGGCACGATTAGTGGAAACCCTACTTCTATAACTAATAATTATGGAATTGCGCTTACTACAACAGCCTCCCAAAATTGTACTCCTCAAACTAATTCTACTCATGGGCCGGGAATTACAATAACAAAGGCAGGATTTTATACATTATTCGCGCAGTTTTTGTATGCCCCCGCTAATGTCTATATTTACGGAGGGTGGGCTGTAAACGGAAGTCAAATACATCACTGGCACTCTAATCACGCTGTATCAAATAATCATGATGCAGTTTCTTCCATAGGAAGATATTTAAACGTTGGAGATCACGTTAGTATTGAGAACAGTAATACCTCAATATCTACCGTCTACGGAAATGCGCACTCTGCGTGGTACATCGCCAAAATAGGATAACAAAATGGAACTAAATGACGAACTAAAATTATTACTAATTAAAACAGAGACTCACAAAAATGAGGCTGCAGCTACCGGTGTATTCAATACTATACGTGATTTAGAGGATATTGATGAAAACTCTGCGTATGAACAAAGATTAGAACGGTTTTACTCTAACCACCGTGATCTTGGAACAACAGATTCAGAGGGAAGATGGACTGAGCCGACAGAAGCAGAGTTAAGAGCAGCACTAATTGAAAACGAGTATGTGAATCCTGCGGTTCCAGAAGTTTGGGAATTAGAGAAATATGAGAGTGAAGAAGCTTATAATGCTGATCAATATGCTAGAGATAGAAAAGCTAGATACGATTTACTCAACCAAGACGAAATGCGATTTGATGATGCTGTTAATGGTACAACAACATGGATTGATGCAATTCAAGCAATAAAAGCGGCATACCCAAAACCCTAGGAGTAACTAATGGCCTTAACACAAATTTCAACAGGCATGCTGGCATCGGGAGATGGTACAGTAGATCTGAACATAGACAACGGTACTTTTGTAGTTGATGTCTCTACTAGCCGCGTGGGTATAGGCACTGTCTCGCCTTCCTACCCGCTTGAAGTTGCTGGCGCGGCTGGTGACAGCCTAACAATCACAGCAAGATCTGGTGATGCAACGGCAGCCAACAATGCTGGAGGTGGTTTTAGAAATATTGGTAGTGCTACAGCAACATCACGAAAAGCACAAGTGTGGCTTGATGCTGATGGGGCTAATTTGAGTGGTGGCGATTATTTTTACATAGAGAAGCAAGGCAGCTCTGGTGACGTAATTATTGGCCAATACTCAAACGCAGATATGATTTTTCAAGTCAATGGCGGCAATGAGCGCATGCGTATAGATGCATCAGGTAGTGTGGGTATTGGTACATCGCTTTACCCTCAAAAGTTCAACGTCCTTGGTACTCACGAAAATGCAGGTTTTTACAGGGACTACTCCGCTTCGGGCGTGGCCGCTACTTATTTGCAGATAGGGAGAAAAGACTCTAACGGCGATTTAGTTTCTGGAGTGCGTATTGCTGGTGGCGGTGATAATGGTGTTGCCGCTAGTCATAATGGTTATTTTGAAATAGCCACAAGAAAAGCAGGAACTTTTGTTTCATTATTGTCGAGCGCCGCCGGCGGACAAGATCTCGTTGTTAATGAAGCGGGAGTTGATATGGACTTCCGAGTTGAGTCTGACAACAGCACACACGCTTTGTTTGTACAGGGGTCTGATGGCAAAGTGGGCATTGGAACAGATGCTCCAACTGCTAACCTTGAAGTTGTTGACCCCGTATCAGGTAACTTTGCTGGAAAAATTCATATTGGGGGTACTGGTAGTGGTCGTAGGCTTGTACTAGAACAATCTGATGTATTGACTTACAAAATGGGAGGTACAGGGACTAACGCCATAACTCAACTGGTCTCCGGAGGAAGTTCTGGTGTTGGCACTGTGCGTATGACTATTGACGAAAATGGTGTGACTACTTTTAATTCTAGTGTTACGGCAACGGCTTTGACTCTTAATACCAGCGGAACCTCATCTTTCTCAATTGTTAACGGGGGGACAAATGCAGTAGCAATCAAATCTGCTGCAGGTGATGAACTTTACATAGGCGCTAACAACACTTATGCGTTAAGGCTGCTTAATGACGGCACAAACAATGTCGTAATGGACAACGGTGGCAACCTTGGTGTTGTAGGCACAGCGACTACTGCTAACCAAGCGCGGGTTAGTGTTGGCACTACAGTAGGAGCAAAAGCTGGCGTACTTAATGTTGACTCAAGTGGAACTTCCGTTGCTGGTGGAATTAGACATAGAATGACTGGTGGCACTCAGTATTTAAATGTAGCAGCTGCTCATACTGGATCTGGATCTCTACCATATTGGCACATCAAAACAAATATCTACTACACTGATAGTGTCATGTTCGTAGCTAGAGTCCATGGATACGCATATGGTAACTCAGGCCATGTTATTGATATGCAAAGAAGTGGATATGCATATGCTGGGTCTAATACAGCTCTTGTTGGGTCACAATTTGTGAATAACGGATCTGGCACAGTCGACAGTTTAGTGCCTTATTATACATCCGCGGGCCAGTTATGTTTCAGAGCATATTCTGGAGCAAGTAGTTACTATACGGGATGGGCCTTCGATATTAAGATGCAATCGCCTACTGGGTACAATTTCAACTTCGTCGTAGAAACGCATAATATGAATGCGACCAGCGGCAATTATTACACATAGGAAAAATTATGACTGAATTAGAACCAATAGCACCACCGATAGAAATAATAGAGAAGCTAGAAGAGCTCAATGCTCCCATTTCACTAAGGACAGAGCAATATAACATATGGCAATATCAACTTGACCTATTATGGCACGATATCAATGATGGAAAGCTAGGCGAGAACGCTAAGACTGGCCAGTGGTATAACCATATTAAGAGCATTAAAGAAGCTAACCCAAAAGTTACTGACGAGAGAGAAGTAGTTCTTCGGTCTGAGATACAAGAGATATTAGGAGAATAACTAATGGCAAAATCAATTTCAAGGAGACTAGCAGACAGTGCTAGCCCTACAGGAGCTATAGACGGCACTTTGTCTACTGCTGCTCAAACAAATATTACTAGTGTAGGTACTCTGAGTAGTTTAGTAATTGCAGACGGTGCAACAATTGGTTCTGCTAGTGATACGAACTCTATAACTATTTCTAGTGCGGGGGTTGTGACTTTGGATCAAATTCCTGTATTTAGCGCAGGCATAAATGTGTCTGGTGGCTCTATTGCAGGTACTCTATCTACTGCTGCTCAAACAAATATTACTAGTGTAGGTACTTTGAGTGCTCTAGACGTTAGTGGTACAGTCACGGCTAGTAACCCGATAATATTAACGGCTGGCGCTCTTGCTGCGGCAGGTAACGCTGGTTTGAGCCATCGTTCAACAGACAACAAAGTATATTTGCAGGCAGGCACTGGCGGCTTCAACATTCTGGACGATCAGCAGAATACTCATTTCTCTATAGACTCAGCAGGAGTTAGTTCGTTCAACAACAACGTGGGTATTGGTACTAGTTCGCCGCGTAGTGTGACGAACTACTCCGTTGTTGGAATCAATGGGACTTCTGGAAGCGCAATTGATTTTGAGCTAGGTGAAGCAT